GCAAGTTAGACATTTGTTTTGAAGTTACTACACAATAGCGTGCTTCATCTGGGTCAACATCGTTAGCATCAAGAATTTCTTTTGCTTCGATTAGTTTTTCCAGAGTAAGGCCTGCTGAACCATATGCAATCTTTTGTGCTGAAGGAAGTGCAACAGTAGTACCGCCACTAACACCGCCAAAAGCGTTGCCTGTTGCTGCACTAATAATTGCATCGTCCATAGCACGGCCCATTGCCCATGCGCCTGCCATTGCGTATTCTGATTGAGGTGAGATAAGCATTCTTACCTTATCTTCATTATCAATCAAATCTGCCCAATCGTAATCGTCCATAGTGACTTTACGTCTTGAGTGTGGTGTGTCCATTCTTGGGGTATCAGAGTGGCGAGAAGTTCGCTTCTGAGCCGCAACAGAACCAATTCGCTCAAAGAAGTGCGATTTACCTGTAACTGTTTCAGTTCTAACCGCATCCCTTAAACGTGAACCTTTCTGCTGCGCCAAGTGGAACACATTACTTTTGTATTGTTCTACAAAAGCAGTTGTGATTTCTACTGACATAGTAGTTCTCCTTTGTTTAAGTTTAACATTTCACGGTTTTTATCCTTTGCAGGGAAACCTTACAGTTAACGCACTGTCGAACGGATTTTAAGGCATCACACCTACAATCAAGGTTGTCCGATTAACGGGCCTTAATAATGTAATTCAAATATACCATATAAGTTGTTAATTACCATGCACTTTTTCCATGAGTTGACGCATACGTTCCACAGCCGTTCTGTGGTCTGGGTGTTTTGCATCAAAATATGGATGATTTGCATTAGCAAATGTTGCACTAATTTCGTCCTGCGCGTCCAACCTATTGGCTGCTAGAGTATTATTCTGCGTATTTTGCGTCATATCCTCTGTGACTTCAGCACCTAATCGTGCAAACAACTTAATTACCGCAGGATGGTTACCTGCAGTGGTATTCATAAGTTCCATCATTTCATCATCGCCGTAAACCTGCAATGCACGTTGTGCGGCTTTGATATTTTTACTGTAATCAAGACCCCATTCTTGCTTCAGATAAGTTTCTGTTTCTTCTTTCTGAGCAGCAAGCATAGCAGGTTCGTTTTCCAACTGGCCTTGAATTGCACCTGCTTGGTAGTTAATCAAAGCATCTACTTGTTTTTGATTAAGACCAATTTCGTGCGCTACATTTTTAAATTGATTTAGTTCATTATCACCAAAATACGATTCCATGCCTTCAGGCACTTTGGTTTCATATCCTGTCGGTTCATCTGGTCTACCCAGTTTGCCGTACAATTCTTTGAAACCTTCGTCATCCTTTGGAATCGGAATACGGTTACCCATCTGCTTTTGCTGATGAACAACTGTTTTAGCAAGACTTTCTACATCTTTAAAGTTTGATAAAGTAGGGTCGTTTTTAAGATCGTCAGGTAGTGATGATTTCCAATCAAGGTTATCGCCCACTCCTTCAGACCCAAGTAGCGTACCCGCTTCCTGAGTTACCTGTTCTTCGGTGGTAACGGCCTCTGCGTTTTCTGACATTTATGTATCTTTCCTTTCTTTTATCATTGATTTAATGCGTAGAAATAAACTACGCTGTCCTTCCTTGTATGCAGTTGCATACGGGTCAGAAGAAAAACTAATTCTATTCCCGTAAGCTGCCTCCAAGTCTTCTAGCACTTTTTCACCCGCAGGTGTTGAAAAACACTGTTTGTAGTTTTCTACTAACTCAGTGTGTTCTTTGTGCAATTCTTCAAATTGTTCTGCGTCTGCCATTATTTTCTTGTGCCGATCTTAGGAAATCCCTTCTTCATATTTTCGTAATTGTTAGCGGAAATAGTAGATTTGGATTTAGGTCGGCTGATTCCTTTCTTTTTTCTTTCGTTGATGTTGTGATAAAGACCTTTTTTCATTACATCAATTCCCGTTCTGCCTGTTGCGTAGCCTCAGTCATTACATCTTGAACATCTGGGTCTGCAACTGCTTTGGCTGCTTCAGCCTGCATCTTACCTGTTTGTGCTTGCTGTTGTTGTGCCATCATCATTTGTTGTTCCATTGCTGCCTGTGCTTGTGCTTCACGTTTCTCAGCAACGTCTTCCCTAGAAATCAAGATAGATTTAGGTACACCTAGCAATGTTGCACGCATACGGATTGCCTCATCATGGTTAATGTTGTCCATGATTGTTGGGTCTATCTGCGCTACGTTTGCTGCAAGTTGATATAAACGATCAATTGCTTGTGCTTCTTCCATTCGCTGCGAGCGTGCCAATGGCCCTACATATTCAATATCCATCTTGGCCTCTTGGATATTGTCAGGTGGAGGGAGCAACGCACCTGCTCTGAACATGATGCCAAAGACACGCTCAATCAGCGGGTTGAGAAATTCGCTTTGGAATCTTCCCAACGTTGGGCCAAGAAGACGTTGCATCAGTTCATAACGAACCTGCACTTCTGTTGCAGTCATTTGTGGCCCTTCCTGCAACTGTAATTGATCTGAGTAGTATGCTTGACGAATTGCAGTCCTTAACTGCGTTTCTTTCATGTCCGTGATTTGCCAGTTGCTACCAATCTGTAATGGTTTGATAGCACCGTCATTACGAATAACTGTGATGCCTGCAGGTGTAGTTCTTACTCTGCCAATGACACCATCATCCTGTACCAAAAGTGGGGGGTCAATTGCTTTCGCCCATGCTTTAAGTCCAATCTCTACGGCTTTGTTTAGCGTTTTAATATCTGGTAACGCGTTATAACTTGGTGAACGTCCATAGATTTCACCTGTTGCTTTAGACCAACGCGGTACTAAATATGGGAATTCATTGTAACCACCAGTACGCACAACCATTTTGTCTTCCTGACAAACATGGCAACTGTGGTATTTGAGTTTAGTTGCTACTTTTCCAGTAGCACGCTTGTAATCAATTGATGGTTCTACTGCATGAATAAATACAAATTCTTTTTCAGGTTTGTTTTTTGCAGCCTCTAGGATTTTTTCGCCAAGGTTGTCTTCACCGAATTCTTGTACTGCTTGTCGTGCAGACATTTTGTACTTACGGTACACAGTGTCGATAAATCCATTGTTATTTTCTTGTATGTAAAACTCGTTAATGTGTAATGTTTTGAAATGTATTCCATTGTCTTTAAACCCATCTTTGTGTTCTTCAACAAATAAACACCCAGTACCAATGGATGTTAAATCAAGATACATTTCATGCACTTCAGTATTGAAGTTCGCATCGTTAAATGCGTCATACATACGTCTAGCGGTATCTTCTAACCACAATTGTGTTTGATGATCTTCGTTAGATTGTTTGTCACGCAATTTAATTGAGAACCAAGGCAATGATGGTGAAGTTAGTGTGCCTTGTAGACTTGCTGAGAGCAGAGTGTTTGCAGTTATTGCTGTACTGTCAAAAAGAACCTCAGTACGTTTTTCACCTTTTGCTCTTACTAAAGTAACGTCTGCCTTACGCGGCATTACATAGTCAAGGATTTCCTGCCAATGGTCTTCCCAAGTACCTCGGTTAGACTCCATTGCGCCTAGACGTTTTTTTACATAATCAAAAGGGGTTAAAGTATCCATTATGTAATTGTTCCGCCTAACATTGTCTTCTTAGTTTCGGCTTCTTCATCCACGCCCATACCAGAAGTCAAAATAGTTCCATATTGACCTTTTTTTCTAGTAGCCAACATTTTTGCTTTTTCTTCTGCAACCGCTGCCTCTTTCTCTGCTGTACGATCTGTCACTGAAGTATCTACAGGTGGCGGCATTGCAGGTGATGATTTCATACCCATCTGCATTCCTCCTTTAATATTCCGTAAAGGGCAGCATCAATCCATTTGCCATTTACCTTCATAGTTTTACGAACAACGCCTTCCTTGACAAAGCCTACGCCTGCAAGTAATCTTTCGTTTCTTTCGTATCCATTGACACACATTGCTGTCATTCTACTACATTTACACTGATTGAACGCATAATCAAACATCAATTTTATATTTCTTCGTTGGCACACCCTTGGGTCATCTATTGCCAAGTGAACAAATATGTTATGTCCATCATAGTCTGAAAACAGTAAACAACCTAATATTTCGTCTGTTTCAGTTTCTACAAATAAAATAAACCTATCCGTTTCTTCTGCTTCACGCAGAATATGCGCTCTAGGCGCAATATAATCGTATGCACGCTCCCGTATTTCTGCGTCAACGCGCACTTCGATCATTATGCTGCGCCGTAATTAGTTTTCCGTCTACGTCTTCCACCTTGAGAAGCACCACCAAGAACAGTTTTAGCAACGTTTGCTTCTTCTTCAACGCCTGCTGCTCCTGTCATCATAGTGCTGCCACCATATCCTGCGCCTAATGTTGCGCCTTTATCTGCTAGTGCTGCTGCTTTAGCAGTTTGTGCTTCTGCTGCTTTTGCTTCTGCTTTAGCCGCTGCAGGTGCAGGTGCTTGCGCTACTACTGGTGCAGGTGCAGGTTTCTTTGGTGCTAGACCTACGGCTTTTGCAATAGTTCTTACTACTCCGCCCATAGTTTTTCCTTTCCTAAGTTATGCAAACACATTAAAACTACTGTCCGAATATATTTGCGTTGGTTCATAATTTTTAACCCTAGCCTTTCTGACTGACATAATTGCGTATCTTGCTGCAGATATGACATCATCATGCTTAAATACGATTTTACCGTCTTTTCGATGGTACATTCGTAATTCTTCTAGTAACTTACTTTGGTTATTAAATATTTTCAATCTATTAGTCATAAACCGCGTATACATTTCTTGAATCCCCGCTTCAACAGAAATTCCTCCTGAACCTTCTTTTTGACCTGCTGATGGCGGGTTTGTAAAGTGTTCACGCGTCATGTTTACGCCTTCATTACGATATTGCTCTGTCAAACTTTTACCAGAACCTTTGTCTGCCTGTCTTCCGTCCATCGGCCATATTACAGGTATCCAGTTGCCACGCGATTTAATAGCACTAGCGTGCATTGGCACGGCTTCCTGTGACATTGCATAGGTATCGTAGATGTAAATTACATCTGAATCTCTATCCCATGCTGCCCATGCAGCAGCAGTCGGGTGATCCCATCCAAAATCAAGACCACAAATTCTAGGCCAAAACTCTGGTATTTCAATTGGGTCACAAATCATATCTGCTTCAGGTAATGGAAATACCAAGCCTGAACCTAATTGCGGAATACCTTGTTCACGCATTTTACGTTCATGTGGGGGTAGCGCAGCTAATATTTGTTGACGCACCTCGGCAGTCATGTGTGGTGCATCATCCCACCCTGCCTGTATGAGAGCCTGCCCATCCCTTAGATCATTGACAAACTGCGCTACAGTTTCAGTCATACCGCTTTCTGGAGTAAATGTCATGTAGACAATTCCGCCTTTATCAGCAGTACGCGTCAATGATTGAGTATATATTGATGATGGTGGTTCTTCGTCTAGCCAAATAACGTCTAGCGATTCACCCATCCATTTTTCTTTGCCCATTTCGTAGGCTTTGAATGCTAATCGTGACCATCCGCCTGTTACATGTTTAATGACAAGGCTGTTCATGGCATTTGGTACACCTGCTTTTCGTACCGTTTCACCGATTAACCTTAGTGGAATAGACCCAGTACCTTTAGCCGTAGGGTCATCAGGTTGCCCTACCAGTTCTTTTTGGCATATATCACGGGTAGTTTCGTTAGATGCGCCACCCGCCCATGCCCGTATAGGGCGCGTAAATTTTTTGCCTTCCCACCAGTCTGGATATAACCCAGTAAGATGGTAAGCCATTTCCATAGCACCAGAAAACGATTTACCGATACGGTTACCCGCCATAAGTAGTCTTTGTTGCGCTATGGTATTGTGGAATTTTTTTTGATAGTCATAGGGTTCGTAATGCGCCATTCGATTAGTCGCTTTACGGTGTTCTAATTCTTTGGCGATTTCTAACGCCCTTGCTAATGCTTCATTGCTCATAACTTAGCAAGATCATCACTATGTACCATTATCCAAAACCCTTTCCGATTTTTTTCGCATAATGCAATTACTGGGGTCTTTTCTTCAGCATCCGCTAATTTCTTAGTTTCATCCCATAATGACACCACAGAATGCTTGGCACGCAGTTTACATTCAATAAACAGGTCATCGTGTATGACATCAGCCCTAGTAATCTTGCCGTTGCCGCCCGACAAAGCAGTACGCTCACCACCAAAGTAAGCAGCCACCTGTCGTTCACGCTGTTTCCATGCTTTATCACCCATAAATAACACTATACCCGAAAATTAACCTAGCACAACCCCAATGTCCTATGCGTTAACTTACGTTAATATCTAAAAATGCCCTCCGCTGTACGGATGAATCCATTGTATATAGCAGGGCGAGGCACTTTGGGGGGTGGGGGGTCGATTTGGCGGGCGCGTCTGTGAGATTCGATGCCTGTCTGTGTGCGTATATAGGATGCAGACACATTTAGCCCGTGACCTTTTAACAAGACCGCAGGGATTATGCTTGCTTTGCTCAGGATGCGCGTGTGTGTGTGCAATGAAC